CTACTCCATCGCGACCTGGAGATCCGTCTAGACCTTTCTCGCCCTGTGGACCTTGCTCGCCTTTCTCGCCTTTCTCACCCTGTGGACCAGCTGTGAGAGTTATTCCCTCTAGCTCAGCTTTTAGAGCCTTCTGTTGTTCTTCTAAAGTTTGAAACTTATCGTCTGCCCATAGCTTAACTTGCTCGGCAAGACGAACTAATGCTTTTTCCATTTCCATATTTCCCTCTGACTGTAGCGTCTGAAATAATTAATTGAATGTGATAAACACAATCCTCGAGGACTCTTACAGAATCCTCTGAGATGGCGTCTATCTAAAGACTCCCTTTAACATAAGATCTAATGACTCTATGTCGATTTCTTTTGCAGTATCGACAGTAGGTTCTTTTGGTGCAGTATCATCTTGAACAGGAGGAGGGTTCTTCGCAGCTTCTAATTTAGCTGCAGCTTCTGCCTCATTCTTCTTATCAAGAGCTGTAACCTTCTTATCCTCACGGTCAGCATTACGTGCAGCAAGTTCGGCATTCTGTTGCATAGGTTGAACCTGTTGTTGTGAAACAAGTTGATCCGCTACACCAGCAATTGGAGCCAAATCTAAACGAGCACGAGCTTCGTTAGGTTTCATAATACCGTTTAATACAAGACCTTTCAATGTCTCAGCTTGGTGCATAATTTCAGCACGAGCCAAGTCACTGATATCTAGAATCATTTCTTCATGCTTAGGCAATCCAAATGTATGTTCAAAAGCTTGTTCGATAACCATACACAAAGATAGTAAACCTGTAGTTCTCCAACCGTACAACAACTGTTCCAAGTTAGAGTAAGTTACACCAGAGTTTTCACCTAGCATAACTGGAGGAATACCAAAAGCCTTTGCTACATCTTTTGTTGTGAATCCAAGTAACTGAATAACTTGTGATTCGTTTGCAGATACTGAAGTTGATTGCCATCTTAATCCATTGGATAAGATTGGTGTCTCACCTTGTCGCATCTTCTGTGACATTTCATTCCAACGCTCACGCAAACGAGAAGCTTGCTCTGGCGTTAGTGAAGCATCTGTAGTTAATACTCCAGATGGTTGACCTTTATTGTTGTGGAATGCTTCTTGACCTTGACGTAGAATAGTTCCCAATCCGATAGAATTAGCATACGCATGTAACGGTGCTAATGCTCTAGTTGGATTGTAAGGATCTACTTCAAATCGTCCGTGAACAACATGTCTCTGAGGAATAAACAAAGTGTTGTCAACTGCGTACTCTCTCCAGAACTCAGACAAATATGTATGAGTTGCAGGGAATGTCACGCCATAAAATACTTCACCATCGGGTGCAACTGTCATTTGTGCACTTGACAATGGATGTATAGTTGTCTTTCGACCTCTACCATCTTCCTCAACGTAACATGCAAATTCACCCTTTGTTAAGAGTTGATCAACAATAACACCAATCATCTCAGCCCAAGACATATAGTTGTTCGGTCTGAATAGGACATCACTTAGAGCAGAGCCAGCATCAACCTCAATACCAGCACCATCTTGATTTCTCTTGATGTGTCGAGCAGGAACAGCCATCAGTGCACGTTTGTACAAGGAGATGGCTGCTGCTACGTCAGGATTGTGTGAGTGTCTACCGCCAGGAGTATATCCCTTTTGATACCAGTCTACGTTAAAGTGTGCTGGAAACCAACCTTCCATAGTGTCCCAAGGACCAGCTATTCCGTTAGGTTGACCAGTGTAATCATTGTTTGATGCATGTTTGACAGAAGCGTCTCGTTTGAAGAGTTTATCTAATAAACCCATAGGAGTCTCCTTCTATCTTTAAGGGTTAAGGTCTCTACCTCCTGGAAAAATCTCAATGAGATTGCCAGTTAGTGTTACAGGTGGAGAAGTGTTATCTACAGTTTCTGAAGCAGGATTAAAGCCAACATCAACAGCAGCTTTGCTCTTCTGTAAAGATACGTAGTCTTTTAGTTCCACTCTAATGAATTGACCAGCGAGATAAACATCCTCGCCAGTCTTAATTCGTTTCAAAGTGAATAGTTGATTTACACCATCATGTTCAGTAGCTTTGGCGGTAGAAGGTTTAACAGCTTCTTCTTCCACTACCACTTGAGGCTCTTCAACAACCAATACCTCATCGATAGCCAGTTCTTTTTCAACTGGTGCTGCTACCTTCTTAATTGTTGTTTCTTTCTTCGCCATAAATACTCTCCATTATTCTGGTACGAATGTATACTTAAATGATGCAATTGCAGATGAACCTGCTGGGTCATGATCCTTAGGACCAAAAGAAATATAACCCACACGATCCCAAAGAGAAGCAGGATAAGTTCCATTAGGAGCCCACCTAGCCATGTTTCTCATATCATCATGGATGTTCTGTTCTGCACTAGTACGACCTTTTGGAATATGCATAACAGCAACAATGTCTTTACCACCGACAGTAGTAGCAGTCAAAGTGAACTTCATATTGACATCAAAGCCATTACCCTTAAAGTAGCCAATGAACGTACCATCTTTCATGATAGCACCTACAAATGATAAACCATGACCAAGCGTAACGCTCTCTAGATCTGCAGGTGTAGCAGCAGTCAAGGTAACCTGAATCGGGTCAGTACCAGTATTTGCAGTTGCAGTCAAGCCAGCTAGGTTTAGATCTGTAATAGCTGTAACGATGTCGTTAGCAACGTGTTCGTTTGACGCTCCTTTTTGTACAGGGATAGTTACATAATATGTCTTAGCCTTATATGTCAATGCAATTGTGAACTGACCTTCTCTAGCAAACATATTTGCTGCACCAGAACCACCTGAAATAGCAATGTGACCACCACTCACAGCAGAAGCTGCAGGCTTGAAAGTCACAGAACGATCGGCTGTAGCAATGAATGGTGTAGCAGGTGTATAGAATGTTTGACCAGGAGCTAGTGTTAGGATACCGCTAGGTACAATCTCAGCAGCTTTGGCTAGTGTTCCAACCGCAGCAGAGTTGTCAAGGGCATCGCCCCAACCTGGAGGAGTATCAACTAAGTGACCTGATGTAATCAAATCTTGTGCTTCTGCCGGAGTTGCTAACTGGAAATAAGAACCAGCAGCATAAATAACTCCACCAACTTTAATAGGCTTCACACTGAACAGATTCACATACTCAGAGTGAGCAGGAACAGCAGGAGCAGCATTGAAGTTACGTGAGACAGTTGAAGCAGATGCACCACCTGAACCTGAACCACCGCCTGCTACAGCAGCAACGGTATCAGTACCAGTTACTTCAGCAGTAAGTTTAGTAATAGCTTTACCTGCAGCTGGAGCAAAGGCAACTTCTGAGTTATCAGCAGCTGGACCTTTAACTGCAGTAAAGTCAACTGGAGATCCAGCAGCAATAGCAGCGATAACTTTAGCAGCAACAGCTGAAGGAGTGTCACCGCTAGCTACGGGTACATTAAATACTTGATCAGCAGCAGTACCGATCGCGACAGTGATCTTTACACTACCAGCTGAACCAGCTGCCGAACCACCAAACTGAACACCATAGGTATTATCAATCGTAGCAGGAACAACTGGTTTTGAAAGCGTCGCAGTAATATTTGGAGACGGCATTTTAAAATCCTTTTAAATAGAATAGGTTATCTGATTGGACAGGCACCAGTAGCACATTCATCTTCTAAGCCAATGTTGGCATTATCTATTGAAGTGATTAGTGTAGTCTTCGCAATCAATTCGTCATATCTTTCTTTTGTTATTTCTTCAAGAGGTGCTTGCTTAAATCCATGCTCATTGTGCAATAGGAATGACAATGATTTATGATTATCAGCGAAGTTGTTGTACAAGTACTCTTTGATAGCAGGAAGTTCTTCCTTCTTGTAGTACACGGTACAACTCACAGAATTGTCAGACCATTCTGACTGCAATCTCTTGACCTGAGCCAACAAATCTAAAGCAGATAGATCTTTAGCTACAATCGTACCACTTGGGTGTGCGAATGGGAATTCTACAACCATAGTTGAGTGATCCGGAGATCCATCAAACTTGATCTGTTCTTCCACATGATACCCGTGGTCTCTACAAACTTGCACTAATGGATGACCAGACGCAATACGAATACGTCTAATCATATACTGTGCGTAAGCTGGGTGAACACCAGGTGTCACGCCAGGTAATAGTGACAATGTACCAGAAGGTTTAACTGTTGTCAATTTAATTGACTCTGGGAACCCTTTCTTGGCAGAATACTCTTTATCAAAATTACGTAGTGATTTGTAAGCATCAGATAACCATGAGCGTTGTTCTTCGGTAGCCTGTAAGTAACCAGTGATACCCAAGCCCATACGCATGTTCTTGTTTACAATCTCTTCTGTTTCCTCTAAACCCTTCGCAGGAAGTGCCAAAGAATGTTTAACGATTCGATACAACAAAGTAGTTGAGTCAATAAGTTCTTCTTTGGATTTCATGTTAGGTAGGAAGATCTCTCCGAGGGCACATGTTTCATATTTTGCTAGTGATTGTTCGGCACCAATCGTTGTTACTCTGAGATATGAAACTCAGGGAAGAACCTCTTCGGATTCTTCTCTCGTACTTCTTTTGTTATATACGAGTTCAGACTATCGCATACATACACATACTAGACTGCAATCTAGACGTCCACCCAAGTGAACGATTTTCCTAGCCTCTTCTCAGTGGCTTTCTTTTGATTCCATGATGATCTTATCGAAGGATCCTCCAGAGCATAAACTGGTCGAGAAGCACGCTTGCTCGCATTCTTCTGGAATTCCACAGTCTTCTCTGGTCTTACAGATGCCAGTTGACCAGACTCTACATTACGTTTTCCCTGAGCCTTACCACCAGCGATATGTACTTCTATGGTGGGAACAGAAGACTTACCTCCTAACACTTGTATCCAATTATAGTTACCAGATCCAAGAGATGCTTTTCCACCAGCAGAACAAGCGATTCTATGTGCTTCTTCTGTCATACCTCGCATTCTATTGAACGCATAGTTTAGACCGACATGATCTGGGTTGTCTTCAGCCAGAATCTGGTGCGCCATTACGTGATCTTCATAGGACAATACTGCGATCCTACTAGTCCCATCTGTACCTCCACAACATCTTGGGATAACATGATGTGCGTGTCCAACTTCACATTCTTTGAGATTTATAAAGTCTATGTATTTCTTTGAGTAGTTGATCATTGCAGTGATCTCCTTGTTTATTGTGTATGTTTCTCTCATTTAGTCGTTCACGCTGCTTTCGCTTGCGCCCTGTCGCCCACTTCTGGACTTCCAAGTCAATTAGAGAGAATTTTAAATCCGCATGCCTTTGTTTACGGATTGTAGCAGATTACCTCAGGGTCAGGATATTGAGTTTCACCTAGTCGACCAATCTTACGAGATAAGTCTAGGTTGATCAAACCGTACGGTTCGCCTTTACCTTCATAACCAGCCCAAAATTCTTCTGGTAGTTCTGTCTTACCATCCCAAACGATTGAGTTGTTAGACATCGCACGCCAGTTAGGAATATTACCTAAGTCCCAACGCTTAGCATTTAGATATTCTAAGTCGTCAGAGTCTCCGATAGCGATTTGAGCTGAGCGTCTTACGTTACCAGCAACTACAATAGAACCAATAATGTTCATGATGTCTAGAACATCGATAGGTCTCATCTTCTGACCTTTGCGATCCTCTAGTACTTTAGCAATTTGATTGATACCAGTTACAAGAATCTCTGGACCAGAAGCTACGCCACCGAATCCTTTGATTGGAACCCCGTATCCTCGAACACAATGTGTTGAGTATGTAAATGTTGTCTTGCGATCTGCATAGAATGCAGCTTTCAGTACTTTACCTAGCAGTTGTACCCAACCCTCACGAGTGTCTGGGACAATAAAGTCTGCTGAGGCATTGTCTAACCTTACAGGAGGAACAAACTTGCGTGAAACTTTAGGTAACTTGTCTACGTGTTCTTTCTGAATGTTGTATCCAACACCAGCACCCAGCATAAGCATATCCATTGCCCATGTGAATGGTCTAACTGGTTCATCTACAACTGTAGCTGCACAGTTCTGTAAAGATGGTAAACCGTATTGCTTTACAGTTCTCGTTCCAAGTTGCCACAGGAATCTACCTGCGACAGATATTTTTAAATCCATCATGTATTGCTTTGTTCTCATCAGTTCGTCTTCTGAGAAGCCTACATGTAATTGTGTTAATGATGCTGATAGTACACGATCAATCGTGTCTTCAAACTCTTCTGTTTTACCGTTACCGATGTCTCGGGAATAAGTACGTTTGTAAGTTAAATAACCTACGGTTGAAAATGGAACGTTAGACATGTTTCTCCTTGTTGTAATTATTGAAATAAATCTACTCTAACCCACTCCGAAGAATGGGCTAGATAGACTCACTTAAAAGTTAAATGAATCAGTAACTCAAATTAAAGAGCTACGTTTGAAACAGCAGCAGCAGTGCCAGTTCCACGGATCAAGCCCCAAGCTACAGGCATAATCATACGTAGAGCCAACATGTCCTGTTGGAACATGCTGTAACCAGGACCAGCAGTAACGTCTAGGTCTGGGTTAGGTGTGTGCAATGCAGGGTTAGTACCAGCATTAGCGATCTGCAATGTAGCTGTGTCTGAAGCCATGAAGCTTGGTGCATCGAATGCAGATACGAAGTCTGCAGCGTCGATGATCAAGAACTTACCTGGGGTCATACGAGTAGTTACAATTACTTCCATACCTTGGAAGCGATTTTGTGACAACTCATTAGCGAAGATGAACTGACCAGTTGCGTTCATTTGGCTAGCCAAGCTCATTTGATCCATTGGGTTCATCACGATCACTGGCTTACGGAATGCGTTAGCAGTAACCATTGGAGTGATAGCAGCACGGATCTTAGCGAGCAAGTCTTGTGCAGTCTTAACACCAGTTGCGTCAACAGCAGAAATACCGTTTAACAAACCAGCTGGACGAACACCAGGAGAAGCTGCAGTAGCGTCTAATACTTTAGAGTCCAACATCTCAGCTGTGTCAGTCAAGATAGCAGAACGAACTAAACCTTCGATAGCTGGAGTAGAACGCTCAAGGATCTCGCTTGTGAACACAGTGATAACACCAAGTTTGTAGCGATCGAAACGCTTGCTTGAGAAACCAGCCTTCTTAACTGGAATCGCAACACCTTCACCAACGAACTCACCTGACAAGTCGCCAGCTGAACCACCACGGTAAGGAACAGTGATGTAACCAGCACCGCCAAAGTCCAAACGAGTACCAAGTGCAGCTAAACGTGGAACGATAGACACAGATGCCAAACGCTCAACGAAGTCACCATAAGCTTGACGAACTAACTCAGCAGCCCAACCGTCTTGACCAGTTGTAGCAACTAATGTGTTCAAACCATTGATGTTTGCCTTCTCTTTGTAAGCCTTAGTAACAGCGAAAGCACCAGAGTCTTCACCGTAGATCTCAGCAGCAGCTTGCATTGGGTTAACACGGTCAACGTGAGCCTTCATTGCAATGATAGCTTGTTGCTCAAGTGAGAACTCGCTAGCAGCTTTGTTCTTGATGAATGCAGGAGCAGCTTTCTTAGCCAATACAGCTTCAGCTTTCTCCAAAGAGTCCAACTTAGCGTTGTCTTCTTCGATAGACTTAGTTAAAGTCTCGATTGTACCAGCGTCCACGTCTTCGCCACTTGCAGCAGCGTCAACTAATTTCGCTAATTCTTCTTTCTTTGAACCGATTGCAGACTTAGCTGCTTCAATTTTCTGTGATACAGACATAAATTACCTCAAAATAGATTTAGCCTTTTGACAGGCTTTTAAAAGTTTTTCATCGTTGATTTGATTCTCTAGCTTAAAGCTAGATTCCTTATCAACACTCTTGCTAGTGTTTAGATCAGCAAGTAAAGCTTTCGCTTTGTCTACAGCCACAGAAATGGGCGATACTGTATCATCATCAACATCAATGTCTGAATCGACTCCGTCGAATGATACTAAAGACTTCACTACGTCTTCGCTGATAGCCATGGATTTAGCGATCCGAATGGCATGCTGATTTGCAGGCACAGATACGAGAGAAACCTCACGTAGCACAGCCTTGTGGATAATACTACCTCTGCGTGGTTTTCCATTAGCATCTTTACGCTTCTCAGCAGCTCTGATACCAAACCCTACAGATGTAGCATTAAGGATTCCTGCTTCAACTAAAGCGTTGGCATATTTCAGCACATCACTTACAGGAGGAGCAAGAGTTAAATCGGCAACAGTCTCGTAACCACCACTCGCACGTTTACGTGTGGAGATATTAGACCATTTACCTACAGGTTGATTGTGATTGTGTTGTAACAAAGCAATGGGATTCTGAGAGAACTCTTTGAAATCCCAGCCATCCTGCTTCACAATGTCTCCGTCGCGATCTTCGTCATCTGTTGAGATGATGAAGCGATACGTTGGAGTCTGTGTTCCCATAACCTGTTCGACAGGAGATGAGAGTGATTTTTGAATGATATCCATTTAATCCTCGTACTTACTTTCGTCTGATACTTCTTTGATTAGTCGAGCGATATCTCTAGCTTCTTCTTCGGTGGTCTCGTCGGTAATGTTCTCAAGATAATTCTGAAACTCATTCTCGTTATCCTGAGGGTCTCCAACGATTTCCCAAAATATATCAACTAATTTGTCATTCATGATCAAGTCCTTTTAGAATGTTTGCTTCTAGTGCTTTAATTGTGGCGTCTTTACTACCGAGAGTCCAAACAGGTCTACCAGTAGAATTCAACTTCAATGACATAACATCATCGGTGTCGATTAGCTTCATCTTCTTGAGTAGTCTCAAAGCTTTCTGAGTCGCAAACATAGACTGTCGTCTAGAAGGATTCTTCATGGCTTGTTTGAAGTACTCTTTTACGTTACCACTCTTCTTAGCAGCACATGTCTGAAGAGTTAATGCTCTATACATATTGTTAGCTCTGATGTTTGCACCAGTAGCTTCAAATGTGGAAGCACCACCACCCCACTTACCTTGCTTGGCTACGTTACCAGACTTATCGTATACCTTTGCAGCTGACCATTCGAGAATGTGTGCAATAGTATGTTCTGTTGCTGATAGAGCCACCAAGTTTGGACCTTTGTTAGATCCACCCATTCCAGCAGGAATCATGTGATGAATATCAACGTCAAAGCTAGTTAGCTTGTGTTTCTCTAAGAATCGATTACAGCTGTCAGGAGCATCTCCCTTAGCGTTATCAGTTTTAGCATAGTCATACTTATCGAAATCACCCTGTCGCTGTCGAGCAAATGAGTACAATTCATGAAGAGCCACACGTGCCTTGTGAGCACCTAGGTCACCTTCATGCATCCACCCCATCATCTCTTCTTTTGTAGCGAAGGGTTTGTACTCTTTTGTGAAGTCTCCAGCTTTAGCTTTCTGTGGTCTTGGGTTGTGCGGGATATCTTTTGGATAGTTCGCAGGTCTGTCTGTATCTTTCCAATCGAAGTTGAATACAGCCCCACCGTCAGACGCTTTTGTAAAGCCAGGATTAAATGCTTTTACTTTAGCCTGATAGACACTTAAAACTTCTGGACGTGGTAAGTTTCTATTCTTACCAGCAGCAAGTTTGCTGTCATCGATTTTAATTTTACGTTGTGAGTCAGTTGTAGGAATCGCTGGACCAGTCTTACCTGAAGGTTTAGCATGAACAGCTCCACCAGAACCAAATCTTCCGTGACTATCACGAGGTTGGTTAGGATTGTATCTCTTCTCTTCACCAAGAACTTCTAAAGCTTTCTCAATAGCATTCTTAACTGAAGTAGGAGTACGTGGGTAGTCTGTTAAATCATCAAGAGTTTGTAAGCGAGAGATGATGACTTCTACTAGTTGATCGATTTCGTATTCACCTTTGGTGTCTTCATCGACAACTTCTTCATCTTCCATCACAAGGGTTTCCTTGAGATAGAACACATCATCATCTAGATCCCTAACTTCAAACACTGCGACTTGACCATCACCAATGTCCAAACCCAACTGTGGGTCTGTTGATCCTATACATTCATTGATAATGTCTAGGGCAGCATCCATATTGTTGAATGGCAAAGCTGAGTATTTGATTATGTTCATATTATTCCTTAAAATTCAGGTTGGAAATGGTTGTTACCAACATCAGGATTAACTGTAAAGTCACTGATCTGTGAACGACCATGAGTCATCTTTACAACCTTACCTAAAAGTCTTGCTCGCAACTTGCGATACTCTTCTCTTGACATACCATTCTTCAGGTGCTGTCTTAGAATTTGATTCGCTAAGTCTTTAATAGGATTGTGGTTCTTCACCGTATTCATTGCTTTAACAACAGCCTTGTTCAAATCTTTCTGATACGCTTTCTTGATACCGATAGCGTCGTGAGCTGTATGTGGAGACTTCATGTCTTTCATAAGCTGACTGATAACAGCAGCATCCCAGTTCTGAATGAACAAAGGAGCAGCAGCACCCATCTTCTTCACACCACGCTTATCAAAGCCGATGTGTGTCGGTATGCTTGTCTGCAGTCTATGACCACCGAGTGTCACTTCATGTCTAGTAGTTTTAAATTCACTGAATGACATCTTAAAACCAGACATTGGATTTGTATAGACAAAGTTGTCAGGAGCCTCAGATATGATACTCTTAAACTGTGGAGTAAAGTTGTACATCTGAGTTTCTTTAAAGTTCTGTGTCAACTTTCTAGCAGTAGCTTTGATCAAAGTCTCATCTGTCATGCCACCTTGTTTAAGAGCAGTGATAGCTCTTGCGGTAGCCATTCCTAAAGGAGAACCATATGAGCTAGGTGTCCAAATAGTCTTAGCAACTGCTTTAATCGCATGACCGTCAGCTTTCAATCCTTTGAAATCTTCAGGAGTCAAAGCATTCGCAGGGTTTGTACCTGACAGTGAAGCAAAGTAAGGTTTGTTTGTGTCCTTAGCTTTGATTCCAAGTTTCTGTGCTAGCTCGTGATGCTTGGGAGTTCCTTCAGACTTGATTAGCTTAGAGGCCATCAAAGATTGTCTATCTCCAGTCATAGCTCCTACGTGAGCAGTAACTGATGACGTCGCATCGAAGAAGAAAATACCCTTCTTGGCAAAGTATTCATTTCTGTTGAACTTGTCTTTGGCTTGTTTGTCTTCACCGAGCATCATCTCAGGTGATTCTTTCATAGAACTGAAGTATCTACCCATAGGTGACATCTTAGTGTCTGGGTAGGTCTGTCTACGATAATCCAAAGTTTTCTGAGCTAAGCTTCCCTTCTCTGGTTCAAACCGATCTGGTCTTGTAACCCCGAGGGTGTGTGGAGGAACAGGAAGTGCAGGTAGTGTCTTACCGTGGTCACCTTTCAGAGAGATAGTATACTGTTCTCTCTCGAGACGTACAAACTCTCCAGTGGTTTTATCAAATCCCCACTTAACACTACCAGCTTTCAACTTACCGCTTGTCGTCAAGCCTTCAGTATCCTTGCCATGGCGTTCAGCCATAATCTCCTTCTTGACTTCTAGCTTACCAGAAGCAGCAAGACCCTTCAAACCTCTGTCAATAACTGAGGTCATCTTCTTATCAGGAACAACACCGAATGCTTGAGAAGCATGAGCGTAGATACCATTCAGAGTGTTTCCACCAGGTGCTCTCAAGATACGCATGACGTGATTCTCAAGTTGTGCTTGAGGCATCTTCTCTAACTCATGGATAGTTAGTCTCTGTACCGTAGCGACACGTGTGGCAGGGTGATTTTGTTCACCTACTCGCCTTCCACCTGCACCTGAAGTCCATCTACCATGCGAATCTCTTCGCTGATCGGGGTGAAAACTCTTCTCAAATTCAAATCTCATAGGATCTCCTAAACAATCATAGTCCCAATGTCTAAAACTTCTACTTTACCATCTGATAAAGGATATACTGACATTGCGAGGGCAACTAAAGTATCGATCCTTTGAGAAGATTTTGATTTATCATATTTCTTGTTACCAGTTGGATCAGTGATCACAATGGCATTAGAAGCACCCAAGTTGAACAATGGGTGGAATCCATGATGTAGTTTACTTTGGAGAAGAACACTCTCTAGACCTTCCACTCTAAGTGAGAAGTCTTTGAATCCTTGACCAACAGGAAGCCATTCAGCTTCTTGAGCAAACCCATGAGCATCGGCTCTAGGTTTGAAGTCATTGATTCTCCATCTATCGTATGATACGGTAGCTATGTGCATTCCTCTTGTGTGGATAGCCAGAGTCTCAGCAATCATATCGTAATCCATATGAGTACCAGGTAGAGCGATCATGTGACCATCTCTTACCCACTGATCATACGGTGCTCTATCTCTTTGAGATCTCTCGATGATCGAATCCAAAGGGGTGAATACCAGAGGTTTCACATGGATTTCACCAGTAGCTGGATCCATTACGGATAATGCGCAAGCTGTTAAGTCGTTCCTTGAAGACAGGTCGAGTCCTGCATGAACAGGTTCCCTCATGAATAAATCATGATTAACTTCTTTGCCATTCTTCTTCCATACTTGCGGACTCACTGCGAGAGTTTGTAAAGATACCCTCTGATTCAACAGTAAGTTTCTCGCACCTGCTTCTGCAGATGGAACTCTAGCAGCTCTCTCGAGATTGACTCTAAGGTCTTGCTCATTGCGGAATACTCCTAGAGCTGGATTAGCTTTGATCCACTGTTCTTCGTCAAGTAAATCGCAATCAGCATCAGCTTCGTATACATGACAGATTGTCGATGGATCTTCAGAACGCTGAGCGTCGTCAATCCAGATAGACAGTAAGTCTGAATCTGAAGCAGCTTGAGTTGAGATTGCGAAGAGGAGAGGTTCATGGTGGGCACCTTGAGCAGTCGTTATGGCTTCTACGAACTTGTCGACACCACCCACAATCTGGCCAACCTCATCTAATACGGCTACGTTTGGTGATAGACCTTGAGCAGTCTTACCATCTCTAGCTAAGCACATGTAGTTTACGTTCTTGGCGATACCTCTAACGAACTTACCTGTGATGTGTGATCTTGATTCCATGTTAGGATTGAATCGGATGATCTTGGTCATGGCGTCCATAAGAACCCCAGCTTGTCTCATAGACATAGCTCCGGATACAATCTGTGAGTTTCTATTAGCTTCTGGTCCAACGATGTGGGCTAGAACTAATGGGGCTACTAAAGATGTTTTACCATTTTTTCTGCTCATCGTGAGGATAGCACGTCTAGTAGCTGTATCAGGATTATCATAAACTGCTCTGATAAACATACGCTGAAATGGGAGTAGACTCATCTTTTGACCAACAAGTGATCCCTCTGGTACACAACACTCAAGTTCAATGAAAGCGATCAATCTTTCGGCACGAGTCCACTTGTCTGGAGGAATAACATAGAAGTCGCGATCCTGTGGTACTGGTCCAGATTTAATAGCCTTTCTCAGAATCTCAGGATATTCCATCCATTGAGCTGTAAGCTTCATCTCGTATGGCGAATTCTTTTGTAATATTCTCATATTTGTTGCCTGTCATCCTAAATTGTTATTTACTCCATTCAGATCCTGAGGGAAATCCCGAGGAATCCACGAAGGGACGTTCCTTATAGTTCTCATTTCGACCCATAGAGGTAGAACATCGAGTATGACATCTACGACATAGAGTTCTCAAGTTCTGCGGATGGTATGCTAAATGAGGAGCGGACAATCTTGGCAGTATATGGTCGCACTGTAGATCTCGAGATTCGAATCTCTGCTTGCAAGCTGTGCAAGTGTAGTTGTCTCTCTTGAGTATCAAAAGTCTTAAATCTCTCCATGTTTTAGATTTGTAGAAAGGATCGCCAATCTTCTTGTTTTTATTCGAGATCATCTCATGATTTCCTGTTATTAGTGAGCGTATAAGCCTAGATCGCCACCATCAGATAAAGTGCGGAGTTCATCCTCAACTTTGAGTTTTCCTGCTGCTTCACGAATGTCTGGTGAAACAGTTTGAGATGGTTTCAACTGAAGGTATCCCATATATTGAGATACGATAATCATGTTGGATCTAACTAAGGCATTATAATCGCGAGCTTCTTTAGCTTCTCCCTTCTTGGCACAGGTAGCTTCAGCATCTTGATAGAATTCTACCAAATGAGCTGCCATAGCAAGAGTCCTGAGATCCTCTAAATAAGGCTTTGTCCACCACTGAGCTGGACGCATAGTTTTGAAATGTCTAAATTTCTGACGAGCATTCTCTGGAAGATGCATAATAATCTCCTCACAAAGCTTCTCTTGCTCAATCATCAAATCGTAAAGGGCGACTCTACCCTCTGTAGAATCAACTCTAGGTTTAGCCATAATTGACTCCTAAATAAATAAACGTATATGTATA